GATTTCGAGTATCCGTACACTCTCAAATCCTGGCGCGATTCACAGAGGCTAAACAGGAAACGCAACATGCGCCCGTTCGCTATGTCTCCATCAACTCCCCAGCGCACATCAATGCCATACGGCAGGAGCGCCCATTCTCTCGCGATTTCATCGCGCCCTTCCTCCGTTGCAAGTAGCACGGTGTTGCCTAACTGACGGAAGAATGCGCCAGGGTTGCGCCAGGCCTTGAAACTGTAGCAGTACGCGAGACATTCACCAGCCCCTGGGCAAGTGATTTGGGGCAAGCAACTAAAGGCCATAAACGGCAGTTTCTGATTGCCCTTTACGAACACGCTAAACGGTCGTCTTGCGCCGTCGTATAACCACGCTGTGAACCTAGCGTGGTATTGGCAATATGATCGAGAATTTAGGCTGTGAACATCATTGCCACATGGGCAAGCTTGTTGATCGTTTGCCAATGTTGCTAGGGCGTACGCTGTAAGTGATTGTTTTGTTGCCATTTTCCTGTTCCTTTTCCTTTTGTTTTTACTGCTCTTTAGTTGGCCAATTCGTGCCGTTATTCGTGCCGTTGTTTGTCGCTTTTTTGTGATCCTTCCTCCTAATGATGTCCGCTGGAATCCGTTTGGACATTGTCGCTGATTGCGTGCATTGATGCAAGTCTAGCCTAATGGTGCGATGGAAGAGCCCTAAGCAATCGGCAAAAATAGCATGCTCGCCAGGCGTGGCCAGGAGTGGGGATCGGTACGAGTCAAGGCCTGTTCAAGCGCAAGAAAAAGCCCCTCGGCATCCCATCGCACGCTTTCACGCCTAGCAAGCGCCCATAGCGGGCCATACACGCACGCAATCGCGCTCACATGACTCGCAAGCCATCGCAGCAGGCCAGGCCCGCCCGCACGCACGCGCCAGGCCCACGCCAGGCCCCTCCCAACCCGCCAATAGCGAATTCCGATGAGCTATTGGGGGCAGATGCTCGTGGTTATGCTTGCGACTATTGCTCTTGATGACGTTGCTTATGGAGACGACTTTGATCTGGCTACGGGTTACGAGCGTCTGTGAACCAATGCCGTCATGGGCCGTTGATTTATGGCTACTGCGTTCGATCACAGAGCGGCAGCAACCAGTGCAATCAATGAGGTAGGGGTATGGCTTAGGGTTTGTGTAGGTGTGTCAAGGATACCCATGACAGGTTTTCTCGCCTAAAGGGCTCATTGACAGATGGCTGGCTGGTGTGCAGTATTTCGAGCTATAGGGACCGATTTAGCCGTATTACCCAGTAACAAAGGGTAATATTACGGTAATTACTTACCCCCCCATGGCTATATAAGCCAGGGGTAAGTAATACGAGTAAGAGGAGAGTATGGCTCCTAAGGACACCGAAGGGCTGAAGGCTGGAAGGAAGCTCCTGAACGAGGAGCGTAAGCTGGACGCGGCTGACCGTAAGCGCTTATTCCTCGCGGCGTACGAGGAACACGGGACGGTGGCGAAGGCCTGCGAGGTAGCGGGTATCGCCCGTTCGACGCAGCGTGTATGGATGATGACCCCCGACTTCGCCGATCTCTTCGAGCAGTCCAGACGTGCCTTTGCGGAGTATCTCGAGCAGATCGCCCTCAACAGGGTGAAAGACCCGCAGGGGAATCGGGGGAGTGACGTACTGCTGATCGGGCTGCTGAATGCGAACTGGCCGCAGAAGTACCGCCAGACATCTGCCCTGGATCAGGACTACGCCCGCGAGGTATTGAGTGAGATGAAGCGGGTGTTCAAGCAGGAGAAGGCGACTGAGCCGGTGAAGGAGACGGAGCTTTCGGTCCCGATGGAAGAGACGCTTGCCCAGATATTGGATAAACACAGACATGCCCCTGAAGAGGGGAACCCTGATATCACACTCAAAGAAATCAAAGAGAAGGAAGAAGAAGTAGGCAAGTGACCACATCTACCGTAGGGACAAAGCTACGTGATTACCTCTTTGACAAGGTGGGCTTCGCGCCTACGGACGAGCAACGAGTCATCCTCGAGTCACCCTTTCGGTTCAATCTTGTGGCTGGTGGCGAGCAGGCGGGTAAGTCTCTTATCGCATCGAAGTACCTCCTCGGACGTATCGCGGAGACCGAGGGGCATGGGCTGTACTGGCTCGTCGCGGCGGACTACGAGCGAACGAGAGCAGAGTTTGAGTATCTGATCGAGGACTTCTCCGCGCTCCGTATCCTTTCTTCTGCCTCCAAGCGGGTCGATCCTGGACATCTGATCTTGGGGGACGGCACCCGGATAGAGACGAAGTCCGCGAAAGACCCCCGTACGCTGGCGATGCGGGCCCCAGATGGGATATTGGGATGCGAGGCATCGCAGCTGGACCTGGAGACCTTCTTCAGATTGCGCGGGAGATGCGCCCCGAAGAGGGGATGGATGTTTCTCTCGGGTACGTTCGAGGGTTCACTGGGGTGGTATCCCCAGATGTTCACCGCATGGGCCTCCGGTGCCGATAAGGATGCACGGGCCTACTCGCTGCCGAGCTATACGAACGTCCATCTCTACCCCGGCGGTGCGAGCGATCCCGAGATCCAGAGGCTGAAAGAAGCCTCGAGCGACGATTTCTTCATGGAGCGGATAGAGGGCAAGCCCAGTCCCCCGAAGGGGCTGGTCTTCACCGAGTTCCGCCCAGACATGCATATCAGTGAGGTTGATTATGAGAAAGGTGAACCGGTTCATCTGTGGATGGACCCAGGTTATACAGGCGGCTATGCCGTGGAAGCGGTTCAGATCAGAGGAGAGCAACTCTGCGTCATCGACGAGATCTACGAACAGGGACTCGTCACCGACGACATCATCGACGTTGCCCGGTCCAGAGAGTGGTGGCCCGATGTCAAGTTCGGCGTCATCGACATCGCAGGCACCCAGCACCAAGCGATGGCAGCGCCCACGGAAGTCTGGCTCGCGCAAACCGGACTCTACCTCTCCTCCCAAAAGGTGAGGATCAATGAGGGGACGGAGCGGCTCAAGGGCTGGCTGAAGATCAACCCGAAGACCCACGCCCCCCGGATCGTATTCTCGCCGAAGTGCCATGGCATCCTGTCGGAATTCGGCTCTGCGCCGAACCCATTCGATGGACAGACCAAGGCATACCGCTGGAAGACCGACAGGGATGGGTCTATAGTCGGGGATGTACCCGAGGACAAGCACAACCACGGCATCAAGGCCGTCATCTATGGCTTGATAGACCGATTCGGCTATGGATACGTCCAAGATAAAGAACGTATACGCGTCAGAAGGTGGACATAGATGGCGAGGCGGAAACCGGAAGACATCATAGCTCTCGTTGACGCGCACTATGACGCGACCGAGCCCATGCGCCAGCGGATGCAGGATGACCACGCGCTCTACCGCCTGGAGCCGTACGACGCGGGAGAGGGCTATCAGTCCTACACCTCGAACGAACCGCAGACCTATGCGGAGAAGGTGATCGGCTGGATATCAGGGGCGGATATGACGGTACGTATCCCCCATGACGGTGCCGACCCCGAACTCAGGGAACGCAACGACATGAAGGAGCGGTTCCTGATAGGGGTGGAGCGGGCTGCGAACGAACGCCTCTGCAAAGCGATGCTACCGGAGATACGAGACCAGCTTGCTTGGTACGTCGCAGTGCGCGGCTGGTATGCAGGCAGGGCCTTGCTGGCGAAGAGACCGGACGGGTCGACCTACGTGGATATCACCCCGTGGGACCCACTTCACACCTATTGGGGAACGGGGCCGGATGGTCTGGACTGGATCTGCTACAAGGTCGCGAAGACGAAAGACCAGATCTTCTCCCAGTACAACGTCAAGATCGACTGGGATGCGCCCTACTCTGCCGACGGGATAGAGGTCTACGACTTCTACGACAAGGAGATGAACACGATCATCATCCACAACGGTTCCGATAGGAATTCGTTGGTGCGGGTGATCAAGAAACAACAGCGTCATGGAGCCGATCAGGTGCCCGCCTTCCTCGGCCCCATCGGGGCGAACCCCTATATCGTGAGCCTCGCCCAGTCTTCGATGAGAGACACGATAGCCGATGTGGGCGAGTCCGTGTTCCGGTCTACGAGGGATCTCTATCCAAAGCACAACCTGATGATGAGTACGCTGCTCGAACTGACCGCACGCTCGCGCAGGCAGGGTCTCATCGTCCGGGCTCGCGACGCGACGAAGTCCCTCGATGAAGACCCCTACCTGGAGGGCTCGGAGATAGCCCTTGCCCAGAACGAGAACGTCGAACCCCTCGGACTGCTCGAGATGGCGAAGGAGACGGGAGCGTTCATGACGCTTGTCTCTGGTGAGATGCAGCGCGGCTCCCTCCCCTACTCGGTCTACGGCGAGCTTCCCTTCCAACTCTCCGGGTTCGCGATCAACACCCTTAGACAGGGTGTAGAGACCGTTGTATCGAAGTACCTCAGGGGTGTCGAGAAGGCCTATCAGATGATATTCAATCTGATAGCAGACCAGTATTCGGCGGGATCGTTCGAGTCGATGGAGATATCGGGCATGGATAGGAACCGTGTCTACTTCACCGAAGAGATAACCCCCGAGATGATCAAGAGTACGGGCCAACCCGTGGTCAACCTCGTCGGCCAGCTACCGCAGGACGACATGACCCGCTACTCCATGGCCCAGATCGCCCGCGAAGGCCCCACCCCACTACTCTCCGACCGCGCTATCCGCGACCGCATCCTTACATTGCAGGACGCCGACCAGATGGACGATGCGATCAAGGAACAGATGGCCGAGCGCATGCTTCCCGAGGCGGCGCTATGGACTCTCTTACGCGCATCAGAGCGTCAGGGACGGTCAGACCTCGCGCAGTTCTACCTCGGTGAACTGATGAACCTCTTGATGCAGAAACGACAGCTTGCGGAACAACGATCAGCACCTCCAGCGCCACCACAACCTCCTATGGGGCCACCTATGCCTGGAGAAGGCCCGCCTATGCCCATGGGTCCGCCTCCCGGTGGCCCTCCAACCATGGCACCAGAGGTGATGCCGAACGCCATGATGGGCGTTCCTCCGCCGATGCCAGTACCACAAGCTGGGCCAAACGTGCCACCAGGCATGCCACGGCCAGGCGCTCAAGGAGGCCCATAGATGGTGATGCCTGGCCCGTTGGGACGCAATACCGATCACGTTCCCGATATGTTCGCGTCTGTCTACACAGGGGCACCGGAAGTTGTCTACCACGATATGTGGTACGACGATCTTACGTTTGACGACGCCTTGACCAACCATACCAATCAGATGCTGGGGTACGATGGTTCGGATGACCTCGACCCCTTTGAGATCGAGCAGGGAGACCCATTCGCGGTAGAGAAGGCCACCTACCAGAGAGGGATAGAGGTTAGAACCGGCGCTCCCATGACGGGAACGATGACACCATGGGGACCAAGCCTCAGCACGAACGAGGTCGACAGTCTCATCGGACTCTATCCCGGCATAGATTCTCTCAGTGGCGCAAACGTGTACGACTTCGATGGGTTCTACAACGATACGGATATGGCGCTGGAATCTGCCTCTGACTCGGTGGACGATCTGGTAGATACCGTCGATGCTATAGCCGTCAATAATGGCCTGCTCGATAACCTCGGCGACCTGTTCAATATGGCAGGCGATGTGGTAGGGGCACTCAATCCATTCTCAACCGAAACTGCTTATGCCTCACCTTCTTGGCAAGTTTATGACGATAACGGAGACGAGAATGGGGATGGCCTGTTCGACTGGAGTCCCAACCTCGGACCATTCAAGGCCTCCATCAGCGACTGGTTCGGCGATGTCGTTGATTTCACCAAAGACCAACTCTCGAACTTCGGCCTAGCTACCGTAGCAGGACTAACGGGCGGAAGTGAGCTTACCCAAGGGATACAAACTCAGATAAATGAGAACCGGCGTGTGGAGTTGCTCCTTGGGGATTGGGACGATAAGGAGAGTCTCGATGAGTTCATCATTGATTTCACCGACGGGCTTACCGATGCGCAGCCATGGATCTCACCGGAAGATGCCCAGCTATTCATCAATCGATTGAGGGATCAAGGCGTATCGAGCTTCACGCTGGGACAACTGGATAACGCGCTCGCAATGACTGAAGGCACCAATGTGACCGCCGCTACCGGTGGGCCGGGTAATCAGATAGTTGTTACTGGCGGCGACACTACCGGAGGCGGTATGACCGGGGGTGGTGGAACCGGAGGCGGTATAACTGGAGGCGGAGGCGGAGGTGGTGGCGGTATGACCGGGGGCGGTGAAGGTGGTGGAGACGGCTCTATTCGTGATTGGGGAGTAGACCCCATTACAGGATGGTCGCTCGACCCGGCATGGGAGGGCTCGAAAAGGACGCTGGATGGCGTTGACTACACAATGAAAGGCGGTCAGTGGGTAG